ATACCTATTTCAGTCATGCACACTAGCCATATTTACAGGTCTAAACACACTATGTAAGCAATACTGTGTTAAAAAACAATACGGTTTTCATCCTTTCTCCGTACGTTTCATTCCTTCTGAGTTAAATTTGGGTTTTATTATGCTGGTTCTATGTCGTTGGTACGGCTAGTGTGTGTGGTTGAGATAGGTATGTCTCAAAAACTATACTAAAAGTAAGGAGAAACCCATGTATAATCACTATAAAGTGATTGCACCAGCAGGTGTAATTGTACGTAAAGCACCAGTAGACGACACAACAAGTGAGGATGTACTTCCTGAAGGTACACAGTTCAAAGGTCGTGAAACTGCTGATGGTAAATTCATCGAACTCCTACAAGGTGGCTTTGTTGCTAACTCAGAATTCTCTGTAGAACAAGTCTATCTTGCAAGCAAGGAAGCTGACACTGAATAGGAGCTAGAGTATGGATGAAACACTACAACCAAAATTCCAGGGACGGACCCCTGAACAATATGACAAGAAGATGCAAGCACTCGCAATGCAAGTATCCGAAGAGCGTCTCCGTAATGGTGAAGCCAGTTCAGCCGAAATTGTGTTTTGGTTGCAACGTGCCTCTCCTACTAATCAATTGAAAGAAGAAAATCTACGACTACAAAATGAGATGCTCCAGGCTAAGACTGAAGCTATCAACTCTGAACGTAAGTCTAATGAGGCGTATGCGGAGGCAATGCGTGCTTTCGCTGGATATTTACCTTCACACGGTGATGAAGAAGGAGATGATTGGATTGACGGAGATTTTGTGGAAGGTTAGGTCAGCGGAACTAGCCCTCAACAAGGAAGACTGGAATGCTAGACTGGAATACCTGATGTTGCTAGATGGTAATGCCACTTCTCCTAGATATATGTCCAATCGTTTCTACAAGTCACGTGAATGGATGCGCGTGCGAGACGAAGTCATCGAACGAGATTTAGGTTGCGACCTTGGTATCCTTGGATTACCAATCGAAGGGCCTATTATCGTTCACCATATTAACCCTTTATACGCAGAGGATATCGAGAATTGGAATGTCGAGAAACTCTTCGATAAAGACAACCTAATCTGTTGTTCTATTGCGACACACAACCTCATTCACTACGGTAAGCCGAAGAAGGAAGAGTATGTCGAAAGAACACCAGGCGATACAATTCTATGGGGTGTTTAAATGCCATCAATTTTGCAAGACGTTGTCGAACGAGCCCCATCGTTGACAAAAGATTTGGTTGTAGATGGACAGTACGTCCTCTCTCTAGAATCACTAATCTCTACAGCATTCCTTACACTCAAACAAAATGGTTTGGTTATGGAACAACCTGAGTGGACTGGTGATTGGGACAAAGACGTCAAAATAAAATGGAAAGATGTCAACAATAAAAATCTATTGGAAACTGGTAAACAGTATGTCGTCCAATATATTATGCTGATGTTCGACCCACCACCATCACAACAACAAACAATCTTAGAAAAATCCCTAGAACATCTTTTATGGAGGATTAGAATGGAGGTGGAGAATGGGGACTCCTAATGTGAATGAAAATCTTATTTCTACACCACAACATACCTCTAATGATATTCAACATTGGGGTGTTAAGGGTATGAAATGGGGTAGACGTAAAAGCAGAAATACTGGTTCTAGCACTGCTATTAACCCTAAAACAGGTTCTATCATGCGACGTTTTAGGAAGGTTGAAAACCCAATAGTAGTAAAAGAACGAGAACGTCAACAGAAATTTGTAAAAGAATACTACAATAGAGACAAGATGTCTGTTAAAGCTATCAAGGCCCGTACTGACCGATTGAATGCGGAGTATGCCTTTAAGAAAGCTATCGAGCAACCTAACAGAGATAGAGAACAAGCTTTACGTGAAAAACGTGCTCGTCGAGCTAAAACTGTTCTTAAAGTTGCTGGTGGTGTTGCTATTGGTGCTTTGGCCTATTCTGGTATTAGAGCCAAACAGTTAAGTGGTTCTGAGCCTAGTCTTGGTAGTTTTAACTTGAAAAAAGAAGGCAATATTATTAGTGGTAAGCGTAGCGACTATATAAAATATCTAGATGCTGTGAAGAAACATAATAATGCCAAGGCTAACGTCAAAATGATTAATAATACGGCTAGAGTTGTTGGTAGTATTATTGGGAACAAGGTGTTAAAGAATAGCGCTTTAGAAGGCGAAGACACCCTTCAACACCACGGTATCAAAGGTATGAAATGGGGTAGACGCAAAGCTATCAATACTGGCTCACCTGCTACAATTGTAAACCCTAGAACTGGAGGAATTCTTCGTAAGTTCCGAAAGAAAGATACAACACAATCTTCTCAACAACTATCAAAATCAGACCGACGTAAGAAAATCATTAAGCGTGTTGCTATTGCCGCTGGAACAGCCGCTGTAGTGGCAGGTGCAGCTTATGCTGTCAATAAATACGCTAAAATTAAAGGGACTAATTCTTATAAATTATCTCAAGATAAAAGTAAGTATAAGTTAAAACAACCTTTAGCTCATAAGTTGATTAAAGAAGGGTTGGGTTATCGTGCTCCTAATGGTAGAGTTAATAATGTGCTTGATAAAGAGGGTATTTATTATAACAAAGATAATAAATTGCGTTATGACCCTCATGCTAGTACAAAGATTAATTTACCAAATGGTAGGATTAAATACGAACGTAAATTCTATGGAAGAGACCTACCATCGTCAACTTATGTAGAAAACATTAATAAGAATACGTTCGCTGGCCCTCAACCTAGCTACAAGTATAAAGGCAAAGTGTTGGGTATACGTAAAAAGAAATAATTAACGGAGTAACTTATGTTATCTAATACTATGGTCCCGAAATATTATGGCGAGTTTCGCGACTCAGTTCTAAGAGGCGAGACTAGAGTATGCGAAAACATCTCACTCCAAATGAACAGGATTGATGATGATATCGCTAATCCTGACTATTTCTATGACCCTAATGCAATTGATGGTTATGTTCGTTTCTGTGAAGCTGAACTGACTCTAACAGATGGTACCGACCTTACGCTCCTTCCAACATTTAAGATGTGGGCTGAGGATTTATTGTCATGGTACTATTATTCGGAAGAAGACACGATTGACCCAGCTACTGGTCGTCGAATTACAGTTCGCAAGAAGCGACGTCTTCGTAATAAACAGTATTTAATTATTGCTCGTGGTAATTCAAAATCACTTTACGAGACAACTATCCAAGCATATGGTCTATTAACTGATACAAAGACAACGCAACAAATCACAACGGCTCCTACAATGGCTCAAGCGGAAGAGGTTATGATGCCTTTATCAACTGCCATTGCCAAGTCTCGTGGTCCGTTGTTTTCTGTATTGACTGATGGTTCTAACAAGTCACGCTCACAATACACACAAGCTAAGTTGGCATCAACTAAGAAAGGTATTGAGAACAAGATTACCAATTCATACGTCGAAATCAGACCAATGCGTATTGATAAACTGCAAGGTTCTCGTGCTAAGTATGCTACTGTCGATGAGTGGCTCTCTGGTGACGTTAAAGAGGACGTTATCGGTGCACTAGAACAATCAGCAGCCAAGGGTGGTGTAGATGATTACATTATCCTGGCAGTATCCTCTGAGGGTACCGTTCGTGACTCCGTAGGTGACTCAATCAAAATGGAATTGTTGAAAATCCTACGAGGTGAATACGAAGACCCTCATACTTCAATCTGGTATTATCGTCTAGATGACTTGAACGAAGTGAATGACCCTTCTGCCTGGGTTAAAGCCAGCCCTAATATTGGAGTAACTGTATCATATGACGCTTATATGCGTGATGTAAAACGTGCTGAAGCCAACCCTGCTACAAGGAATGATATTCTTGCTAAGCGATTTGGTATTCCCGTTGAAGGTTACACCTACTTCTTTACTTATGATGAGATCCAAAAACACGCTTATCAGAACTATGATAAGTTGCCATGTTCTATGGGTATGGACGCATCACAAGGGGACGACTTCTGGGCATTTACTTGGGTATTTCCTTTGGGTGGAGAGATATTTGGTATCAAGACAAGGTCTTATGTATCAGAGTCTAAGTATCGTAAACTCCCTTCCGCCACAAGACATAAATACGACGAATTACAACAAGAGGGTACTCTGGTAATTATGCCTGGCTCTCTCTTGGACTGGGTGGCAGTCTACGAGGACGTGCGTGATTATATTCATGAACACGACTGGGCTATTCTGTCATTCGGGTTTGACCCTTATAACGCTGGAGCTTTCGTTGACCGTTGGTGCATGGAAAACGGCGAGTATGGTGTTGAAATAGTACGACAAGGTGTTAAGACTGAGTCTGTACCGTTGGGTGAAATTAAAGCACTTGCTGAGGCTCGACTGTTGATATTCGACGAAGAGCTGATGAAATTTGCCATGGGTAATTCTGTAGCTTTACAGGATAACAATGGTAACTATAAATTGGATAAACGTCGCTCTGATGAGAAAATCGATAACGTGGCTGCTCTTATGGATGCTTGGGTTGCGATGACTCGTAATAGAGAGATGTTTATGTAGAAAGGTGAACATATGTCGACTTTGCTACATTCGTACAGAACGTACGAGTCTGCGAACGCGATGGGTAATGGTAGTTTCACAGTCGAACCTGGTTCCAATTGGCAATCGATTTCGACATATCATTCTCCTGCGTACATTCAATCAATGAACACCACTTATGGTAGTGACTTGATTAAATCTATTATCAACCGTATTGCTATTGATGCATCTACAGTTGAATTCAAACACTTGAAGATTGACCCTGTTAGTAAAAATCAAAATGAAATTAAATCTGGTTTGATTGACTGTTTGACTTACAAAGCTAACATCGACCAAACTGGACGTGCTTTCATTATTGATTTGGTCTGGTCTTTACTCGATGAAGGCGTCATCGCTATCGTACCAACTGTCACTGATAAAGTCATGGATGGTGAAAAGACTTTCGATGTTGAGTCAGTTCGTGTCGGTAAAATCACGCAATGGTTTACTGATTGTGTTAAGGTGCGATATTACAACGAAGACACTGGATTGGAATTCGAGCAATCTTTGAAGAAAGATGATATTGCTATTATCGAGTCTCCACTTAGTGGTATTCTACAAGATAGCAATCAAACTCTTCGTCTTCTTAAGCAAAAGATTGACTTGATGAATTCGGAAGATAGAAACGCTGCTGCTGGTAAGATTAATGGTTTTATCCAATTCCCTTATCAGACAAACTCTGACTATCATCAGAAACAAGCAGACCGTCGCCGTAAACAGTTGGAAGCCGAGATGAGTAAGTCTGCTTATGGTTTGGCTACATTGGATAACAATGAGAAATTCATTCCAACTGGCGGTAATGTCCAGAACAATACACTTGAAGATATTAATAAACTTAAACAAGACTTCTACAACCAAATTGGTATCACTGAGAACATTATCAATGGTACTCAATCTGGTGCAGAGCTTAACCTTTATTATAACCGAGTGATTGACCCCATCCTACAAGCTATTGTAGATGCTGTTAACGTAGCTTTTATTAGTAAAACCGCTCGTACACAAGGTCAGATTGTTCAGTTCTTCCGAGACCCATTCAAGATTCTTCCTATTGAACAACTTGCTAATACTGCAGACTTGTTCTCTCGTAATGCAATCTTAACTCCGAATGAAATCCGCGAGTTCATTGGTAAAGAACCTCACCCTAATCCTTTGGCTGACCAACTTTACAACCGTAATATCGCTGATGGTAATCAGATGGGTGGTATTGCTACTGCTGGTCAAGGTATTGATGTTCAAAATCAAAATGGTTTTAGTGGAAACGCTGAAGACGACCCTAGTCAATATGTCTATCAAGATGAGAATGGTATCTATGTAGATTATCAGGGTAATCTTGTTGATGAAACAGGAAATCCTATTAGGAGGTAACAATGGATTATAAAGCTTTAATTGAAAACGGACAAGAATTACACCATCACGGTGTAAAGGGTATGAAATGGGGTAAACGTGCGGCTAGAGCAGTTGGTGGCTGGACTAAAGAATATGGTAAAGCGTATGCGAACACCTATACACACCCATTTCATTCCTCTGCTGCATCTAGGAAATTAATCTTTAAAAATGGTAAAAGGGGTTTTTTAGAAGGCGGTATAGGTACAACTAACTCTTTGGGTTATAGAAATAAAGTTGTAAAAGAGCGAATGGAAGCCAAAGAGCAGTATAAAAAAGATAAAAAAACTGCAAAATCCAAATATACTCTTGATAAAAATAAAAATAAAAGCGCATATAAAGCTGCACAGCTTATCAGCAAAACACGTTATAAAAAACGTTTACGAGAAGCTGGTGGTGACTTTGCTGATTATGTAAAGCAAAAAAAAAGTCGAAACAATAACTAATCGACTCAATAAGTCTAGTAAGAAAAATGGCAATAATCGTGGCATTAAAAATGCTCAGAAAATAATTAGTGCTGGTAAGAAAGCTGAAAAGTTTATTGATAAATCTGGGAATATAAAAAGAAATCTCGATTTAAAAGATATAGCACAAGGTATCGCCGCTGCTAATGATACAGGATTGTTTAAATATGATAATCCTGCAAATCCAACTAGACGAGATTATGCTCAATTCCTAGCTAGAGACACCAGAACTCTATCTAAAATGTCACGCAAACTTATTGCTACAAAATCTTAAATGAGGTAATAAATTGAACAAACCACAAAATTACGATTTCGCTGGTTGGGTTACTAAGAATGACCTCAAATGCTCAGACGGTGTAACAATCCGTCACGGCGCATTCTCTGGTTTGTCTGGAGAAAAAGTACCATTAGTTTGGCAGCATTCTTATTCTCAACCAGGAGATACAATCGGATACATCCTTCTTCATTCAAATGACCAAGGTGTATATGGTTATGGGTATCTCAATGAAACAGAACGTGGTCAGGATGCCAAAGAACTTTTGCGACACGGAGACGTGAACCAAATGTCAATTGGCGCTCGTAAAATCCAAAAGAGTGGACAAGACGTGATTCATGGAGAAATCTATGAAGTGTCGCTAGTACTCAAGGGCGCAAATCCTGGAGCTGTCATCGAAGAGGTTCTTACTCATGGTGATGGTTTTGTCGGCGATGAAGTATTCATCACTACAGGTCTCACACAAGACTTGTTGAAGCACTCTAACTCAGAGGAGAACCAAATGACAACAATTGGACAAGTTATTGAGTCTTTGACAGAAGACCAATCAGATGTTGTAATTAAGGGACTCGAAAACGGATTCGAAAATCTTTCAAAAGAAGATGCTGAAGTTATCGAAACCCTTACAGACGAACAAGCAACTGCTATTGCTATCATCAATTCTGTAGGCGATACTATGGATGAAGATGAGTTGACAAATGCTAGTATTTCTGACTTCGAAACAGTCGAAGAGGAAGAAGAAACACCAGCAGAAGAATTTAAAACTGAAGAAAAAGCTGAAGTTGAAGATAAATCTGCGGAAGACAAGTCTGAAGAGGGAGAAGAAGCCGACGCAGACGAAGAAGAAATTGAACACTCAGGAGTAGATATGAAACAGAATGCATTCAATCAAAATGGTATTGATGAACAAGACACTTTGATGCACGCTGCCCAACTTGCTGATGATGCTGTTCGTGCAGCCGCATCTCTTGGTACAGGCTCAATTAAAGCAGCCTTGGCTGGTGTGGATTCATCTGATGAATTCTTGCAACATGGTATCTCTAACATTGATATCTTGTTCCCAGCAGCACAATTGCAAAAGGGTATCCAATCTTATAACCCTAACGCTAAGAATGTTGAAGCTATCCTTAACAAATTTGGTGCTGTATCATCACCAAATGTTAAAAACATTTATGCTGACTTGACAGAAGAACAAGCTCGTGCACGTGGTTACATCAAAGGTAACGAAAAACTTAATGCACGCCTTATTAGCTTGTACTACCGTGTAACTACACCACAAACTGTCATCCACAAAACAGCTATTGACCGCGATGACGTAATTGATATTCGTGAAAATGGTATCGATGCGGTTTCATTCTTGAAACAAGTACAATCAATCAAATTCAAAGAAGAACTTGTACGTGCTGCTTTGTTCGGTGACGGACGTGAATCCCTTGTTGGTGGTAAACCAAACAAAGAAAAAATCAACGAAGAACACATTCGTCCAATCACTAAAGACGATGACTTCTTTACAATCAAAGTCACTTCAAATGACTGGATGTCTGTAGTTGATGATGTAATCAAGACTCTTCCTGGTTACCAAGGTTCTGGTTCACCTTCACTTATCATTAACCCATTCGACCTTGCTAAACTTAAAACACTTAAGGACAAGAACGGTCGTTATTTGTATGGTTCATCAAGCGATGGTAACCGTCTTGCAACAAATGCAGATCTTGCATCTTACTTTGGATGTTCTGAAGTTATCGAATTCCGTGATATGCCTCAAGGTAAATTCTTGATTGGTAACTTGAATGACTACGTATTCGGTCAATCTCAAGGTGGACAAGTCGTAACATTCGACGATTTCGATATTGACTTTAACCAAATGAAATACCTTATGGAAGCACGTCTTTCAGGTGCTATCATGATCCCACGTGCCTTCATCTTTGTAACAGTTACAAATGCTGAAGCAACTAACGAAGATATGCTTAAATTCCGTAAAGATGCCCTTAAGACAAAACCTAACTGGGTTGAAAAACAAGACAAACCTGGTGACAAATACTTGTCTAAACATTCAGACGCTGACGAAGCTGCAGCAGCTAGCCCTGCATCAGGAAATCCAGGCTCTACAGGACGTACAGGCGGCTAATTTCAAAATGGAATATAGGAGAGTAGCATGAGGACGACAATTGATATCTTAGTTCGCGGTATTGAAGAGACAGAGGTTAAACCTGGCGTATATTCGTACGAGTACACACGATATCGAAAGGTCCCTGCTAACATTGTCGAAAATAGACGGTATGATATTTCTGATTCACAACGAATTAACGAGAATATTAAATCTAACTTCGACTTCTCTTTTGTATTCGCCAATGATGATACAGACCGTGTTAATCGTATCTGGTATGTTATTTACAAGAATCAAGTGTATTCTGTAAGTAAAATCCTCAATTACCCACCACGAGTACGAATTGTACCTGATGGGATTATGAGTCTTGAAGACATTAATAAATTGGGGGTAGTAATTAAAGATTATGACTAGAACACATACTGAACTCATCGATGAACTTAAGACGATTTGCCCAAGGGTATATTATCAGAAACCAGATGGTTCTCAACTAAAATTCCCTTGTATTGTTGTTGAAAAGAACTACCTAGATGTAGAGCCAGCAAACAACAGAGCTTATCGTTCTAACAGGTCTTATATTGTTAATTTCTTTACAAGGGTGGACGATGACTCAATTGAGGACGCCATGCTTGAGAAATTTGATTATGTACGCCTCAACAATTACGATGTAGACAACGGTTTATATCAAGAGACGTATAGAGTATATTATTAGAGAGGTTATTATTTCTATGGCAAAATTGCTTTGGGACCAAACTGGTCAGAAGACTTATCAAACAGGTGTTGACCGTGGTGTGCTTTTCCCTATGGGCACTGGTGGTACATATGAAAAAGGTGTTGCTTGGAATGGTTTGACTAAAGTGTCTGAATCACCAGATGGTGGTGACGCTACAGCTAAATACGCTAACAACGGTAAATACTTGAACTTGATTGCGAAAGAATCATTCAAAGGTTCTATCTCAGCTTACACATATCCAGATGAATTTGCAGCTTGTCTTGGTGAAGTTGACGCTGTTGCAGGTGTTAAACTTACTGCACAAACTCGTAAATCATTTGGTTTCGCATACCGTACTCTTATCGGTAACGATACTGAGTCTACAGGTCACGGATACCTTATCAACTTGGTATACAACGCTACTGCGGGTGTCGCATCTAAAGACTTTGAAACAATCAATGACTCACCAGATGCTATCGAATTCTCTTGGGATTTCACTACAACTCCAGTAGACACAGGTGTTGATAATACTCAATCAATGGCTCACATTATCATTGACTCTACTAAGCTTGAAGCTACTAAACTTAAGAAAGTTGAAGAAGCTATCTACGGTACAGACAATGCTGACCCTAAACTCCCTACTCCAAAAGAACTTATGGTTCTCCTTGGCGTAGTTACTGGTTAAAAATCAAAATGAACTTGTTTTTATAAGAAAGGATTAATTCAAATGATTGTAAAAGAAATTACATACGTAGAACCACTCTCTGGTGAGGAGCTCACTGAGAAGTTCTACTTCCACATTAACAGTGCTGAAGCACTTCGTATTATGGGGCGCTCAGGCAACAAAAACTGGGAGACTTATGTCAAAGAGGTTGCTGAGTCTGGCGATGCAGACCGCATCATGGACTTCATCGAGCAATTCGTTTACATTGGTGTTGGATATAAGAACATTGATGGACGATTCACTAAGACTAAAGATTTCCGTGATGAGTTCCTAGCGTCAGAAGCATACGGTACACTCTTCGTAGATTTCATCAAAGATGAAGCATTTGCACGTAAATTCTTCTCACAATTGATTGAAGAAGGTCGTTCGAATAAAGACAAGGGTCAAAATTCTAACCTTGCGACAGTTGCTAACAAACACAACCGTCAACAACGTCGTAGCAAAAAATAGTAGGTGACAAGTATGCTTGAAATAGTTACAGAGGAGATTTATGACGAAACAACGGGCATGATTCTCCCAGGGAAAGTATACCATTTCGAGCATTCGTTGTTAGCTATTAGTCAATGGGAGATGGTGTTTAAAAAACCGTTTCCTTTTTTAAATGGCTTGCAGGTAGAACCTATTGAAGTGTTAGCTTATGTCCAATTAATGAATTTAGATAAGACAGGGTTCGACATAGACAATTTGTCCGAATCCAACATAAAGGAGATAATCAAATACATCAATAGTAAGCCTACTGCAACTACGATTTCTTCATCGGGAGAAGGTGGTCGTCGTATATTAACATCAGAAGTTATCTATGCATATATGGCGAATGCACAAGTACCATACAGTTGTGAAACATGGAATATCCATAGACTTCTTGTATTGCTTGGGGTTATAGGTGAATTGAATGCACCTAAGAAGAAACGTAGTAAAGAAGAAACTGCACGCATGTACAAAGACTTGAATGCAAAACGACGTGCTGAGATGGGAACTACAGGTTAATTCAAAATGAAATATTCAATGTCATCAGATAGTAAGTTTCAGAACCTATTCGACGACTTTAAGAAAGAAACCACTATGGATAAAATCTACAGAGTAGTCGACACCGAAACTAAAAAAGCTTATGACGGCATTGTTGAGAGTACTCCTGCTAGGTCAGGCTTAACTAAGTCGTCATGGAATAGGCGAATCACAATGAGCAAAGACCAGATAGATGTTATCTTTGAAAACTCACATAAAGCTAAGAATGGTAAACCTATTGTTGTATACGTAGTGAATGGACACTACACTCGTACTCATGGTTATGTTAGACCGAATGATTTTGTGTCTCCTAGAACTGACAGTATAACAAGTGATATAGCAAAAGGTTTGTTGGGAGGGAGTAGTTAATGCCTAGTTCTGTAGTAAAAGAACAGATTTATAAACTAAAACTCGACGCCGCAGACTTACAACAGAAACTTCAAAATGCCATCAAAGATGTTGGTAATTTCCAACAAAAAATGGATTCTATCAATGGTAAATCTGTTGATAATGTTGAGAAATCAACCGGTTCTCTGTCAAGTAAACTGGCAGGTCTAGTCTCACATGTCCCAATTCTTGGTAACATTGTGGAGAAGATGACGGGTGTCGGTAATGCGTCCAACTCTGCAGCATCTGCTGTCGGTAGGGTTGGAGAAAATGCTGGCTCTGGATTTGGAGCAATCCAGTCTGGAGCATCAAATGCCAAAAACTCAATGGAACAATTGGGTTCTGGTGTTGAGGGTGTTAAAGGTAAATTCTCAATGCTGGAAGGTATTGCAACGGTAGCTTTGGGTAATATTGCGTCTCGTGCAATCACTGCTGGAGCATCGTTGTTAAATAAGTGGACTCTTGCTCCTATTGTCCAAGGTTATCAAGAATACGAACGAGAACTTGATTCAACTCGTATCTTGGTTGCTGCCTTGGGTGACCAAGAACAAGACCATATCACAAGAGTTATGCGTGACTTGGAGCAATACGCCAAGACAACAAAATATAACTCACAACAAATGAACTCTTCATTGGCTCAGTTTGTTAATGCTGGTATCGACTTGGATAAAGCAAATGTTGCTTTGAAAGGTTTCGGTAACTTGGCAGCCTCTGCTGGTGCAAGTACGGCTCAGTTTGGCTCAGCATTGCAGTTCGGTGTACAACAAGCCCTACAAATGGGTTATATGAACCGACAAAACTGGATGTCAATGGAAAATGCCAATATGGCTACACGGGCATATAAAGAAGCTGTTATAAAAGCAGCCATTGCGCAAGGTACACTTACGCAAGAACAAGTTGATGCAGTTGGAGTTCAACAATTATTTGTTGAGCATCTAAAAGATGGTTGGTTGACAAACGAAGTATTAATGCAATCATTGGAAGAGTATGCTAACAACCCTGTTTATCAAAAAATGGCCGAAAATGTTTATACTTTCAAAGAAGCTATGGAAGCGACTGAAGAAGCAGTAAACGATGCTTGGTCTAAAATGTGGGTTGAATTAGCTGGTAAGGGCGACCAAGCTATGGCTATTTGGACACCAGTGTCTCAATTGATGGCTAATACTGTTTCTTTTATTCCAAACATGATTGCTCAAATTGCTCATGCTTTCAACCAACTTGACGGTCGTACTCACCTTATTTCTTCAATTGTCGAAGCATTCAATTCTCTAAAATTAATTGGAGAAGGTGTTAAGAGTGCTATAGCTGGAATGTTTCCAGAAAGTAGCAAATTTAGACAATGGGCAGAAGACGGTGATAAGACTAATATGGTTTTTGTTAAAATTGCAGAAACCATTATAAAAATCACAGATTATCTGAAGAACTTATTCCATATTAACGACGATGTAAAACCTAAAGTTGTTTTGGCTATCCAAAATATTGTAGAGGTATTTCTTCGTCTATGGAATATTGTCAAGAGTGTGGCAAAAGGTATATTAGCTGCCTTAGATTTGATTATACCAGACAATTTAATTCAAGATTTGATTCTTATTGCTGGTATGGTAGCTAATGTATTTAATGGTATTGGACGTATATTCGACGGTATAAAATCACAACTGGATGGTAGTGGTATCGCCAATGCATTTAATACTATTAGAACTGCGCTTCAGTCATTCTGGGATTCTGTAACAACTATATTATCTGCTTTGTGGGGTCGTTTGGACGGACCTATGGACGCCTTCTTTGATAAAGTTGGTGTAAATATTGGTAAATTCTTAAACGATGTAGCTAAAATGTTTGGCTTTGGTAAGGATAGCGATTCACAAAACAGTTTATCTTTCTTAGAAAGAATGGCTAATGCGTTTAAGAACTTAACAGACAAATTTGCTGCTTGGGCAGATGCATTTAAAAACGGGCCTAAGCCTGGAGAAACAGACAAGATTGCTTTGTTTTTCGAGAAAGCAGGACGAGGAGTAAATGTTTTCTTAAATGGTGTAAAACTATTACTATCACCTCTTGCTATCTTGTATCAAATTTGTAAATCATTTATTGTATCTATTTTACCTGGTGCAGAAAAATCTAAAATCAATGATAATGTTGATAAACTTAGAAGTTCTTTAGAGAAAATTCATGGTGTAGCTGAAAAGGCTGGAAAAGCATTATTGAGTTTCTTTAAACCAAATGCTAAGTATGAAGATTCTGCCCTCAAGTCAATTATTGACGCTTTTTCAAAATCAGATACAATCGCAAACGCAATTAAAACTATTTCAGAAGCCTTCAAGACATTTTGGGGTAGTTTTAAAGGTAATATGTCTAAGACAGATGCTGCAGACAAGTTTACTGTTTTAGGTAATATTATCAGAGCTCTTGGTGATACGTTACGAAGTGTGTCAGACCAATTCGACAATGTTTCTCATTTCCTTGGCAATACTGTTAAAGCGATATTACATTTTATCGATGATTTAGCAGAAGCTTTAAACGGGAATGGTCTGTTGAAGATGGCTGTATTCTATATCATAATTAACAACCTCAAGAACTTTAAGGAAAAACTTAAAGACGCTATCGATAAAATACTACACCCAATTAAAACCCTAAAAGAATTCCTTTCTGGTGGTCTTGGTTTAGAAAAAGTAGGATTGTTTAAAGAGTTAAAAAATACTCTTGGTGCTATGCAAAAATCAATCAAGGCTGATGCTTTGAAGAAGATTGCTACAGCTTTACTTGAATTAGCTGGTGCATTGTTTGTAGTAGCTTTAATCCCTTCTGATAAACTATTACCAGCGGTAGGTGCAATTGCTGCAATGGCAACAATACTTACTGGTGTTTATTGGGCAATGAATAAGATTAAAAGTGATAGTGGTGGTAAGGGCGGATTAATCAGCTCTATCATAGAAGGCTTTGGCTTCCCAGAAATAAGTAGTCTTCTTAAAAAGATTGGTGCTGCTACTATGGTTATTGCTTTAGCAACATCAGTTGTTGCTATTGGTACTGTATTCAATAAGCTAGCATCAAACGATTGGGATTCAATCAAACGGGGTCTAGCTGTTGTTGGTGGTATCATGACTGAACTTGTTGCAGCAACATGGCTTACCGGATTCTCCAAAGCATCTTTGGGGTCTGCCGCTACATTGTATGTTATTTCGCAAGCAGTTAAACAGATATCTAAAATCATTAAAGATCTATCAGCTATCGATGGTGATTCTATCGATACTGGTATGGACAGACTTGAAAAAGTTGGTTTAATGATTGCATCAATAATGGCTCTTATGGGTCTTGATGTTAGTGCAGGTATTGGTGTAAGTGATAAATTCAAAATCGGTGCAAGTTTGTCAACATCAAATCAATCATTCGGTACTGCTGCAACATTATTTGTTCTTATGCATGAGATGCAGAACATCATGAAAGCATTGGATTTGTTTGCTGGTGAAACTAATCCTGGTAAAATCGAGGCTAAGAAGCAATCAATTGATGCTGGCATCGAAGCCCTTAAATCTGTGTTACTATCAATAGCTGGTTTGGTTGCTATTATGGGTGGTTCGTTTACTGCAGGTATTGAAGGAAGTGGTACAGGAGGTAAAATAGCAGGTAAGAATATAGGTAATGCAACTGGTTTGACAGGTCTGAAAATCACAACTGGTAATACAAAATGGTCAATGGTTGCGGTACTTACTACAATCATTATTGGTATTAAAGAAATCAGTAATTCTATTTCTCAATTAGGTTCTTTAGACCCAGATAAACTACAACAAGGAAGTAATGCTTTAACTAAGATCGCATTTGTCTTGGGTGGTTTATATCTTGCTATAACTCTGATAACTGGTAGAATGAAATTCAAAACCAAAGACAAGTCATTTACAGCTGGTAGTGGTACTAACTGGAAATTGGTTGGTGTTATTTCTAGTATTGTTATTGGTGTCAAACTTTTATCTGACGCTTTGTTGAAATTAGGCTCAGCAAGTGTAGATACTCTAAAAAGAGGAACTTTTGCTTTATCAGTTATATCTGGTATTTTGGTTGTTCTAGTATCTGCTATAATCCTGATAGAGAAATACTTGACAAAGAATTCAAACTTTAAGATTTCTAAAGCATATGTTGCTGCTCTTGTATCCTCAATATTAGGTGTTAAACTGTTATCTGATACAGTTATTAAACTAGGCAGTGTTGACTCTGGCAAACTTAAACAAGGAGAATTCCATGTAGCTATAATAAGCACTGTTCTTATTGGTATCATAGCATCTATAGTACTTATAAGTGGACTAGCAACCAAGCTAGATGCCAAAGCAAAAACTATGGCTATTTTAACTATAGCTATGGGTGTGATCGTATTAAGTCTTCGCTCTCTATCCAATACAGTTAAGTCTTTGGGTGAAATAGAGACTGGCGACTTAATTAAAGGTAGTCTTGCAGTATCAGCTATTTCACTTGTGCTTTTAGGTATCATGGAAGGTGTTGTTCTTATTTCCAAACAAATGAAAGGTTTGTCTGGAATAGCATTTATAGAATTGATAGGTTCTATTGTAATTATCATATTTGGTCTAAAATCGTTAGCTAAAAGAGTTAGTGAATTGGGCGAATTAGATACTGGTGTATTGGAACAAGGTCTACTTGCCGTAACAGGTATTTCTTTGATACTTTCAGGCGTATTAGAAGCAATTGTATTGATTTCTAACCAACTAGCTACAAATATATTCTCAGCATTGACTATTGTTGAAGTGCTAGGAACTCTTATTATTGTTATCGGTGCTTTGTATTTGCTTGGAGCTGAAGTTAAATCTCTAGGTAAAATGAAAGAAGCAGAATCCAAACAAGGGGTTGTGGCACTAGCATCGATAGGTGCCATAATTGCTGTATTAACCACAATTGTAACTCTTCTAGGCGAATTCGCTGGTAACAGTGGTGGTATGTCTATGGCTGGTATGATTGTAGTTATTGGTCTTATGATTGCTATAACAGCAGATTTATTCATAATGGCTAAGACTGTAAAAGACTTAGGTTCAATGAGTTTGGGTGATTTGACAAAAGGTGTTGTGGCAATAACACTGCTTGGAACGGTATTAACTGCATTGACTGTAGCTATGGGTGTTCTTGGCTTGCTAGCAGGATATTCAGGAATGACTCTTGTTGGTATTATTGTTATAATCCCTCTTCTACTCACTTTGGTCTATAGTCTGAAGACAATGGGTGAAACGGTAGCTCTTCTTGGAGGTTTATCTGTGGGTGAACTCTTCAAGGGTGGTATAGCGATAACCGCATTAGGACAAGTCTTATTTATTCTAACAACCGAAATGGGTGTACTTGCACTCCTTGCAGGTTGGTCGTTCGGTGCTCTTTGGGGCGTTATCCCTGTAATTGCTCTGATTATGGCTATTGTTCCAGCTCTACAAGGCATGGGTGATATTGTTATTGCTCTTGCACCATTGTCAATTGGAGATTTGATGTCTGGAGCTGTAGCGATATTAGCATTAGGTGTAATCCTTGTAGTAATTACTGCACTTGCAACCGTAGTATCTATATTTGGTGCTGTGGCTGGATTTGGTGTTGCTACAACAATTGCTCTAGCTAACGGTATCATTCAAGCTCTACAATCATTAGCAAATGTAGCTATCGGTCTTATTCCATATGCTGGAATTGACTTGGCTGCATCTGTCATGGTTATTGCTGGTCTTGCACTTATTCTAGGTGCTTTGTCTGCGTTCATGAGTCTTATGTCTAACGTGACAAGTCTTGAGGGTGCTGCTGGGCAAGTCATGATTATGCAAGGCATCACAACGGCAATCCAATCCTTAGCCTCTACAGCTATTGGTATTGCGAGTGTAGGTGATATTGAGACAATGACTAAAGCTGGACAAATTGTTGCTAAGCTTGGTGACGTTATTGGTTGGAATACTCTTAAGACAGCCTTTGGTAGTCTTATTAGTGGTGGAGCTGACAAGATTTCTGGTCAGTTAGCATCCATGAAAGGTATTGTCACTAACGTCAAAGACCTTGCTGATGTAGCAATTAAAATCTCTGCATCTGGTTCTCCAGAAGATATGCAGAAATCAGCAGACGTCGTCAAGAAACTTGCCAATGTTCTTACCTCTAATCTCTTTAAAGAAGACTTCTTGTCTATCTTCTCAGACGGTGAAGGTGCTGTGACACGCATCAAGAACGGTGCTAAAGCTCTTGCTTCAGTATCTGATGCGTCTAAATCTGCGTCAAGCATGAAATCTATCGATGTTGAAGGTGTTAGTGACAAGATGGACGACATGAAGACCATCATGAACAAGGCCAAATCTATGGGTGACTCTGCTCCTGATGAGACTGCTGTCACTAACATGGGTAATATGAACTCAATCATCAACAAGGTTAAAGACATTGCAACTAACTTGCAGTCTATGCCTGCTGTTGGGCCTGAAGCATCAGTAGCTGTAGATAACATTATCGCAACTATCAACTCAATCTCAACTAAACTTCAGTCTATGGAAATGAACCAATCATTCGAGGCTGCTGGTTTGGGTAATATTGGTTCTTATGCTACAGGAATTCAAAATGGGCTAGGAAATGTAACTGGTTCAGTTGATGGTGTTGTAAGTGGAGCTCGTGGACGATTTGGTGCAGCAAACATGGACAGTCAAGGTCAAAACACTTCAAGCACATTCGGACGAGGTATTTCTAGTCTCTTAGGTATGGTCGCTGGTGCTGCTTCTGGTGTTGTAAACGGTGCTAAAGGAATGTTCGGACAAAACGATGTTACTGGTCATGGTAATAAGATGTCTGGAACGTTTAAAGGTGGTATTGACCAAGGTAGAAATCCTGTTTCAAATGCTGCTAAAAGTGTACTGGATGCTGCGAAATCTGCACTTAACCCAGATGGTGGAGTTATTTCTAAACTTACAAACGCTGGTTCTTCTATGGCTGGAGCTATTGCACAAGGTCTTAGAAATGCAGTAGGTAAGGTAACAGGAGCAATCTCTGACCTTTGGGCTGCAGTTAAAGCACATATTCCTAACTCACCAGCCAAGAAAGGCCCTATGTCTGGAGCTGGTTGGCGTAAAGTTGAACATTCTGGTAATACTATCGTAGAGACTATCGCTAGTGGTATGGGTTCTGCCGCACCTACAGTAATTGGTGCAATGGATAACTTGATGGGCGAAATTCAAAATCAAATCGATAGAGTAAGCGATATGGATTATAACAATATGGATATTAATCCTCGCATCCAACCTATCCTTGATATGAGTCAAGTTGAGACATCTGCTTTGCAAGCTGTTACAGATTATTCTGGACTCTTGACAGGTCAGACTGCACTCAATCTACAATACTCATTGCTTAATCCACAAGTTGCACAAATGCTTACAAACTCAGACAACATTAATACCCTTATCGGCAAAGTTGAAACACTTAACGGACAAATGGGCGAACTAAATGTTGTCAATCAAGAACAAGCTGGTCTTCTTCGTGAAGGTCAAGTTCTTAATACTTACATTGATGGTAAACGTATTAACAATGTGCTTGCTCCAGGTATGGCAGATGCACAATTACAGTACAAAGCACGTCAAGACAGAATTAATGGAGGTACCGCTTAATGAGTGGTTCTACTGAACTATATTTCGATATTCTGTTAGGTGAAGGTTCAGACCAAGTCAATATAACAGAGATCATCGAACGTTATCGTGGTGGTGTTACCAAGATTGATAGAGGTCTTGGTGGCGCTAAAACCAATACAACGTCTACTGGTACAGACCGTTATGGTACTCAGCACGCCTATCAAAAACTAGGTGCTAAAACTATCAAGATCGATTTCTTGATTTTTGCTGATACTAATCAACGTGCTCGCTTTAGACGTGAAATGACAGGTGCTCTTGATTTCCCTAATGGTACAAGACATCTGCGTTTTGAGGATGAACCTAACGGATATTACGATGTAATCTCTGAAGGGCAATTCTCATTTACAGAAAGTCTTAAAGAGGAACAGGCGACTGGGACTATCTCATTCACTGTTCCTGATGGACTTTGGCATTCGGATACTGGTATTGTCGCATCAAGTGATGGGCCACAAACCGAATATGCTAAATTCACAAAAGATAATGAGGGTAAATGCATTTACGTTGATATTAACAATCCTTCTAATACCGAGGCTTATCCTATTATCACAATTAGGAACAAGACTAACATTGGATGGATTGGCATCATAAATCAAAATGGAGTAATGGAATTAGGGTCAACTCAGGCTACTGAAACTGGTACTCCTCGTTATCTTGATGGTAGAGGGTCAGAAATCCTTTTACAAATTAAGAAAGGCGACTTCGGCCCTACAGGCTGGGGTATGTTAAAAGAAGGAAGACATCAATTTGGTGGTAGACCCATTCTTGGTGCAACTCCTACTCAAACATCACAGATAGTTAATAGGCTTGTTGTCAAAGAAATGCGACATAAACATAACCCATCATCATCTTTTGGGTCTGCGGACTATATTACAAATGGTGTGCATTATCCTGGAGGCGATGAGCCTGGTATTGGTGACGACAAGTGGGGTGAAGCTATTGGATATATAGATATTCCTGCAGACAGAGATGGTGTGAAGGGTGGCACTGATTTTCGTGTAGATTTTAATGCCAAATTTCATGCTTTACAGCTTGGGCAAACCGGGGTTATTCGTGTGGGTGTTCTTAGTGACCGTAACGAAGTTATTGCTGAATATGAAATAGTAAAAAACGATAGAGCTGGTAATAACATGCATTGTGCATTTATGGTTGATGAAATGGGTAATGAGAAGTGGTATGAAATGCGTAAATTTCATGCTAATAACGGAGAATATGAGCCGGCTAATAGGTCATTCAACACTAGAACAGGCGATGTTTGGTTTATGAAAGAAGGTTCAAAACTCACTTTTATGCTAGATGGACATTTATATGGGTACACCAATGAGAAAGTAAAGACTATGCGTTTTAGCAAGATTGTTATTCAAATGGGCCATCTTTATGGTGTTTCAGAAGTAGAAGTGATGGCTATCGAATCTTTGAGTTTTACTAAGCTTAATACTCGTCGCTATGCTAATGTTGATAATAAATACAAACCAAATTCTATTGTTACAATTGATAATTGGAATGGTGAGGTTTGGATTTCTCCAGATGGTACTTCTGAGAAGGGGTATATCTCGCAATCAGAAGTTGTTAAAGGGTCGAATTGGATCGTTCTTCCTAAAGGTAAATCGAAGCTACAATTTAGTTTCTCTAGCTGGATGAAGGGTGACTTGCCTGAAATAGAAATAGATTTCAACGAACAATATTTACAGTAAAGGAAATCAAAATGAGAATTACAATTCACAATAATAATCTGGAAGTTGTCGACCATCTTGATAACTCCATTCCAGGAAGTTTGAAATTTTACAACGACACTCTAGAAATGTATTTGAAGGGTGATGCTGCAACTTTTGACTTCACTGTTGATAAATTTGTAAATGAGAGATTACAAGATAGACTACAACCTGGCTT